AATTTCTGTAAACCCAGATGTCTGTGACTCATCAATTTGATCCCAAATTAATACAGTGTTAACCAAACCCGCAGCAGACACTCCTTCTACAGTAAATTTAAAGTTAATTTGTACTGATCCTATCGCACTTGCCGCAGAAACTCCAGATGGAGAAAGAATAGAGTTTGTAATAAAGGACGGAGATCCTATCGCGCTGGCGGCAGATACTCCCGTAACCGCCACAACAGCCTTACCTGATACGGTAGGACTTCCTATCGCGCTGGCGGCAGAAACACCTGTAACGCTTACGGATACAGGAAGACTTATTACCACTGAACCTACGGCGCTGGCGGCAGAAACACCTGTAACTTCTACGGGAAGTGGACTATTCCAAGCCCCGGAGTTCCAAGTACTTCTATCCCAGCCAGTGATTAAGGCCATTAGGCAATCCTAATAACTGCATTGTTAGCGTCATTTGCAGGGTACTGAATAGTAAAATCACCCGCGCTAGACGATTTGTCTCCACCAAAATTAATAACCGCTATCGCCGGATCCGCTGCATGATTAGTAGTAGAACCCGTACCTGCTGAAGAAAGCGTTGAATTATAAATCAAAGCTCCTCTAGCACTCGAAATCGTAGAAGACGAAAACGTAGTATCTGCAAAATCTACAAACGCGGTAGGTACAGAAGAACTGTTGTCGGCAAGACCAATGGTTACACTAGATAACGCTGCACCTCCAGCGGAGTAGTTCGTCCCTGAAACTTCGTTACCCGTAGTGTACCCGGTAGTATCCGCGTCAATAGAGGAACTGTTTGTAAACATGGCTACTTTAAGAGTGTCCGCAGATATTGCACTAGATCCTGTTCTAGTGTGAGCCGTTAAAAAATGTATCCCAGCAAGTATTTCACGTTTAAAAGTTCCGCACATTGCGGATGAACCAACGGCCATTACAACCTCCTTATAATCTCGGCCATGTCCTCATGGCCTTGTTGTTTTAGAAGAGCCCAGATAGTTGTTCTCTCGCTTTGGGCCATTCTCTCCATATACGAGATCAGAATCGCTTTTAGCTTATCTCTGTGTGCAAGAGCCTGCTCTTTAATAACGGGTGGTGCTGTATCAGAAACAACCATAATCTTGTTCATGGCCATCTCGGCCATCTCTTCAGGAGAATGACCTCTGTTCGTAGAAGTAAAGACGAAGGGATCTGCAATTGCGGTGGCTGAGTCACTATCAAACATTATGAAACATCCCTTCTAAGACGATCATAACGATATTGATCTCTTGTCTGAAGTCCCTCACCCAAGTTCTTAATCCATTGAAGAGATTCTTGAAATCTTCCGTTATACAGCTGCAAAAGGTCTGCCTCGCCTTTCATGAAAGTATACGCCTCAACGAGACTTCCGTACAAAAGAGCCAATTCTGCATTATCTCCTAGATAGCTGGTTCCGCTTGCCGCTGTTGTTATGGAAGTTGGGCGATAGAAATAGTGAAGCTCCATTGTATAAACCTGATCGGGCGCAGGCGCCAATAAGAAACTATCGTTATCCCAATCAGCGTAATACACAGGCGTTCCCGTAGTCGCTGAATTCGGCGTGAAATCTTGAAGCATCGTAACTTGTTTATACAACAAAAATTTATTTTCTGAACTACTGATCACGCTCAAGGAGTTTTGAGAAAGAAAATCAGAAGGCTTCGACAGATACTTATTTCCTATGGATGTTGATCCTGTAGAGTTCTTCCTGAATACATCTAGTTGCGCCTCTTTCAGTATGCGCTCTTCCGCGTTTAAAATAAAACGAGGAAGCTGACTCACAAACGTGGTCTCTGTATTCTGCGTGTAATCCTGTATCGCTGTTTTCAACGTGGTAAAAGTATAAGCCATTCTATGCACTCACCGTAACGGGACCAGCGGATGCAATGCCACCCCCTCCTACCGTATTTCCAGAAGTTGCTGTCTCACCAGTCGCAGAAAAAGTGTACGTGTTATCATTAACCTTAGTAATTGAGTAACCAGATGCAGATTGCACAGTTGAAGCGGTAAAGCCATCAAACGCTTCAATAGACCGAAATCTAACGGTATCTCCAGTAGAACGACCATGATTAGGTTCCGTGACAGTAATTGTTGCGGTTCCACTGGTTCCAGACTTGAAAGGGTTAAACTTCAAAAGAACCGTAACAGCCGGTTCAGAACGATCTGGGCGGCTGATCCGCAAAGCCTGCGGGTCCGCTCTAACTCTTCTAGGAGATAGTTGAGGCTGCTTGGCCTCGTATTCGTCCCTTCCAACGAGAGCATTATTCCACTCTTTTATCATATTGGTAAGTTTATATGCTCTTCCAGAACGATCTGAAATTCCAAGAGCATACTTTCCTGAAGCATATCTAGCCATTACGTGACACTCAACGAACTGTAACTAGGAACAAGACGAAGAGGTACTCGTTCACCATCTTCTGAAGCCGCTCTGTAGAACTCTTCTTCGTATATATCTTTAAGAACCCCTATTCTGTCCGGGGCTCTTTTAACAGAAAGATAGTATGATAGTCCCGCAACTAAACACGGAAGAAATCTAAAAGGAACATCCGCATCATTTGTAGAAGCATCAACATCTTCTATTCTTCTAATCCTGTAATATATAAGTTGATCAGTAGAATTCTCTGGCGCAGGCCATACGGTAATTGTCGGAGTTATCTGACGGTCAACAAAGAATTGAGTGGGTCGGCCCTGTGTAGTTTTGTCTGGTATGCTTAGATAATCCTGACGGCCAATACGAGTGACTCCGATATCGGTTCCTGAACGCCTTATCACAGCCTCAAGAACGTCTACCGTTGATTGAGTGTCCGCTAGACTAGCCGCAGAAGTAACAGTGGTTGCTGCGGCACTTGTCGCACCTGTAATCACTTCTGTAGCAACGAAAATACCTACAGGGACAGTTATGGTTAATGATGTTGCTGTAGGCTTGGTAATAACGGAAGCCACCGCCGCGCTGGTTCCTCCGCTAATCGATTCCCCAACAGAGAAATTAGCAGAAGCTGCAACAACCAGCGTAATTGTTCCAATAGGATATGTTGAGATTGCAGAAGATGAGGATAGCCGAGCAAAATTAAGAGTCTTCTCCTCAACCGTCCATAAATTAAGACCTCTGTTTGCCCATTCTGCAAATAAGAGGTTTAAAGATCTTCGAGCGGTAGCCGCATCGTATCCAGTGCGAAACTCAAGTCCACATCTCTCAAACGCCTCTTCAATGGCATCCGACATGTTCAAGTTAAAGTCAGCGGAACCTGAAGTAGCCATGCTGATTAGTATTCCTTAATACAGTAGATAACTACAGAGTAAGTGTCTCCGCTGCTATGCCCCACAGTAGTTAACTGAATATCTCCGGTTTTTCCTCCAGAAGCTGCAACATTAGGTAATCCGCTAATGTCTGAGTAATCCAGAGTGTCTGAGTAGTCGGCAGGTAATTCTACAGCGATAACATCTGTAGATGCATCCCAAAGTAGCTTTACACCCATTCCGGCAGTAGAGAAGGAAACTTTCTGTAGGCGAACCCCAGTGCAAGAAGTGCCATCTGCTCGGTCAGATAGTGCGGACACATCAACCTTAACAACCGCTGATTCTCCAGTTCCATCACTTGTGTTCGTACAATAGATAACAGCAGATCTTGCTCCATCTATTACCGTAGTCGCTGTTACAGCATCTGCCATATCTGGCTCCTTCTACATAAGTAAAGAACGGGGAGGAAAACCCCCCCGCCTAAACTATTAGCCATTGTTAAAATCAACATTCATACCCGTGATACGAATCCAGATTTTACCCGCTGTGTATGCCGCATTCGTTGCATCACCCTGAACCAGATAAATGAACTTCTTGGACAACGCCGCCATCACGGCTCCTGCGTCAACCGAGTTATAGTAACCCAGAGTAAGGTCACCGTTGTTCATCATCTGTGTACCGGAAGCAACCGCTGCACCAGAAGCCGTTGTTCCCGTAGCAGAAATATCCACGTTAATATCAGGATCACCACCTGTCGGGACCTCAACGCAACCAAACTCAAGAAGAATAGGGATACCGTTAACTTCTTTTGTCAGTTCTGCAATATAGGCATTTGCATCTGTGCCGTTACCGATAATCCGGTCTCCAGTAGCAGAGCCGTCAAAACCACCGTGGAGGTCAATAAGAATCGATGTAACAATAGTGCCACCCATTTTATTAACGAAGGTGTTGATAGAAGCATCTGGGATACCAGAACCATGAGTGTTAGGAGTGATACCAAAAATAGTCGCTCCTGTATCTAAACTAGCATTGTTCGCTCCAGCGGCGGTAGCCGTTCCAGAAAAACCGTTTGTATCGACAATGTTGTTGATACCAGAAGTAGCAACCGTTTGAACCTCAAACTGTTTTTGAGTTACCGTTCCAGTGGTGGCATTTGTTGTAATCTGCTGAAACCCGTTTTGAGAACGGACGGGACCGCTAAAAGTTGTATTCGCCATTTTAAAATCCTCCTTACGAAAGGTTTCGCCCTAGAGTCTCCGTAAGCGTCTGCTGGGGCAGTCGCTAGGGCCAGTGCATCCCAGATTGTCTCTGTAACCATCATTCGATAAAGAGAGGGGGGTATAAACCCCCCTCACTAAAATCACGCTCCAGGCGATCCGAATACACAACGTGGATCGGAGAAACCGAAACTGTAACGCTCACGAGCTTTGTAGCGAACATTGCCAGTATCGAAGTCACCTTCCATTTTAGTCGTAATCGGAAGACGCTCAAAGTGAACAAACCCTCGAGGAGCATCCGTCTTAATGAAGAATGCGTCCGTATCCGTGAGGTAGTGGTTAACGACATAACCCTGCGGAAGCATACCCATGTTCCGCGTAGCGTTAATATCGTTATCCGCAGATCCCGGACGGAGAGTTGATTCAAGCAGACGATCCGCTACAAACTGCAATGCAGGTGGAACGATCATCTTCAATCCACGAACAGACACTTTGAGGCCGCGCTCATCAACGAAGGCTGAGATGTCGATGAGAGAGTTTTCAAGGCTCGTCTCATTGAGGTCTGCCGCCGTAGACAGTTCGTTACGAAGAGTGCTACCACCGGCCAGAGGATGGTCTGTAGCGCAAAGCTCTTTTCCATCACCACCCGTAACGGTGCTATCAAAAGCATTGTTCAAGACCGCCGCCGCTTTCACCTGTTTGGTGTTAGCCATGCTGCGAGCAAGTGCCTTTGTGTAACGAGACGCCAAACGATCATAAAGATTGTCTTCAATAGCTTCTTCCGTAATGGAGAAAGCTAAAGCAATCGTTTCCATCGTGTAACGTGCCGTATACGCCTCTTGAGCGTCATCGAATGAAACTGCCGAACCTTCTGATTTTACTGGTGCCGAGCCAAAGCCAGACAGCATTACTTCCTCTTCAAAAGCTCGATCTGAAGATTCCGAATCAAAAATTTCTGCATGTTCCGCGTCATACCTAGCATACTCAAGGCCAAAAAGGGCATTGAGGCCAGGCTCTAGCTCTTTAGCTAGCTGTGCTCTTGAAATAGCCATTTCTCAATACCTCCTTATACGCCAGTGGTTGAAGGCGTACCCGCAGCAATGGACCCAACGGGTGCATTGAACGGATTGTTCAACCTAACGATTGCAGCAATACCCGCAGCAGTGAAGTCCTCATTTTCAGGATCTTCCATCCAACCCATAACTCGAAGAGTCAGAGTGTTGGTTGTTGCCAAGGTGCTAATAGCCAATCGGCCTAAAGAAAGACCTGTAGCGTCCGTCCCCGTAATGCCTGTAGAAGTGCTGGCATTCAAGAACACACTTGCTCTTGCATTTGCCTCACTGGTCCACGAAGCATCCGTAGCAATAGCGTAGAGCTGATTAGGATCATCTACGATAAATGCCTTTACAGGATGGTTGCTATCAGCGCCTGATCCGGGCCAATAGTTACTGAAGGTCGTTTTTCCAGTGACGCTAGAGACAAACTCACATCCTTGAAATACGCCTAGATGACTGACAGTGCCACCAGCTGCATTAGCTGCGTGATCAATAAACCCAGAAGCAAGAGGAATAACCACCTGCCCATGGAAAATCTTGTCACTGTTGTCAGACGCAATTTCGTATGGGGAATATCCCGTAACGCCAGTGGAATTAGTGGCACTGCCCAATTTGCTTATTGGGCGAAGGCCAAAGCTTCCATTAGAGTTAGCCATATTTTATTTACTCCTAGCCCTCTAATTTACGAGGGCCTCCAAAAGTTACACTAGACTGCCGTTCAGGTTTACTGATCGGCATAGCTGGATGCTGCTCTCGGGCCAGATCATTATCAACAGCGGACATTTGATCTTTAGCAACGTTTTTAAAGTAAACAGTTCGCTCATTCGCAATCTCTTCGGGAATCCGGGCTAGGAGCAATCCACCTACACCAATAACACCGGCATGTTTGCCGTCATCAACGGTTGGGATTTCAAAGTCTGGATATTCATCACCACGTACCAACTCCCATCCCTCTCGAGACCTTGCGGAGATGTTCTTGCGGTCATCAAAACCCATAACTTCTGCTCTTATCCACCTGTGCCGATAACCTTCTGGCGCGGGTGGAGCCTCTAACATAGACGGCGGCTTCCACGGAGTAGAACGCGATTGATGTTCGCGTGTGCTTTTAGCCCTGGGCGTCTTAGGTGACTTCTGGCGAGTAGTGTTCTCGGTATTCATAATTAATCCCTCACATATTTTGCGTATTCTTCAAGCGGCACATTCAGCTTCTTGGCAATCGCAATCTGCGACGGAGTTAACCGCACTCTTTTACGTCCACCTTTGTTGCGGGATTTAGAACTCTCGGCTGACGCAACCTTTTGAGTCCCCCCGATGTTACCGTTTTTTGACCCAAGTTTATGAGGAAACTCAGACAAAAGACGATTGTCAATCTCAGTATAGTACTCATTACTTGTGGGGTCAAATCCTTCATCCTCCACAAGTTTTCGGTGAATACCAAATGCCGCATAAGTCATAGCGTCATCTGTACCAAACCAAGAATTTTTTTCTGCCCAGGCTTGCGCTCTTGGGTCAGGAGCCGGTTGCTTAACCTGTGGTTGAGGAGCTTGTGGTTGAGGTTGCGCTACAGTCTCCGTAGGCACCTCTTTCTTGACCGAAGCTAACCGTTGTTTTTCAGCGGAAAGTTGAGCAAGAGCTTCTTGAGCCTCAACAAGGCGATCTACATCACCGCTCTCATGAGCATCTTTTAGGATTCTTTTTGCAGAATCAAGCTGAGAACTCACTCGGCTATCAAATTCTTTTTGATAGCCCTCATCCAGCGTTTCAAGACGCTGCTTCAAATTTTCGTTTTCCTGTCGGACGTTTTCTGCAAACTGAATAGCTGTCTGCTTTTGTCGTTCCTCTTCACGATACTTTGAAGTCAGCTGTTTAATTCGGCTTTGAGCTTTTCTAGAGTAATCGTCCAGCTCTTTTTCTTTTTCTCCGTCATCAGCGGACGCTTCTATCTCCACGCCATCCGCTTCTGGGTTAGATGCCTCAGAGACATCTACGTCAACAGACGTTTCGTCAGAATCTCCAACATCGATTGTTGTTTCTTCTGTTTCAGTTATTTCACTCATCATATCCTCTATTCTTTCTAGACATGTTTAATATCATCAGGTTCAAGAATTGTAGCAATTACTTCGTCATCATTAATGATACGAACTTCACCGCCATCAATCTTAAACCTAGCACCAGCATATCGTCCAATGCACACCCATTGGCCCTCGAAACACCAAGGTTCCATATTCTCACCAAATTTATGTGGATCTTTATATGCTAGTGGTCCTAATTTAACGACATACGCAACAACCGTTGCCAAGGCTTCTCGGTCTCGAACAGCGTCTGGAATGAAAACTCCCCCATCCGTAGTCGCTTTTCCAGCGTAAGGCATAACTAGGATACGCCATCCTGTTGGTTGAGGTAATCGTTCCTGTAGAGCCTCTTCCAAAAGAGAGGGGTCTAAAACTTTTTTATCAGCAGAAACGTATGCTGATGACACAGAAGATTTAGCTTCTGCTACGTGATCTGGTACGTATAAGGTCTTGGTCATTCTTCTTTCTCCAACCTATCTAATCGTTCTTTGATTTCAGTTTTAGCATACTGTAGCCCATTAAGTTCTCCTACAAGCTGGCGATACTTTTCCATGCTATCTGGAGAACCGTGCAGTATGTTTTGTTCTGTAAGCTCAATCCTTCCTTCTATAGCTTTCAGAACGGCATACGCAAACGAAAGAGAGTCTTCCATTAGCGCATCTTGGTCTTCTTAGGTTTAGATGGACCATCGTTGTCTTTCAAATATTTTTTTAGATCCTTGTCTTTAGAATCATTATCAGAAAGTGCTTCTTTTACTGCGTCATAAGCACCTTTTGCATAGCCAGCAACGCCGAGGCCAGCTAATACTGTAGCACCTTTTGCAAGAGGAATTAAGATAGTCATTTATCGCAGCTTCACATCTCTAGGTGACTTGCTGGATCCACCGTCGTTGTCTCTCAGATACCTCAACAACATACGATCTGCATCAGATCCTGCGCGAGCACCCTCACCCATAATCATAGCTGCTCGAGCACGATCTGCATCAGAGAGACCCCTATCAATTATTGTGCGAGCACGATCACCCTCATCCATAAGCATAGCTGCCCGAGCACGTTCTGCATTAGACATTTTGCGACCACCCTCACCCATAATCATAGCTGCCCGAGCACGTTCTGCATTAGACATTGCTCTACCATTTGCCATTAGAATGTTCCTTGTCCACTGTTGCTGTTAAAATAACGTCCCTTGAACTGAGCTTCTGTTCCTTTAATAAGCTGCTCGGATACACCACCCCGCTTACGTCTCTCAGGAGCATTCGGAGGAGGTGCATCGACCTCTGCCATAGTGATCTCCACAGGCTCGTTCATCATTTCAACTTCTTTCATAGTTCTCTCCTTTGTTCTACAAATTGTTTCACGTGAAACAATTATCCCATTTTATCGATTCTACTTTGATTAACCCGCGCACGAAGCATCGCAATGTCCTCATGAGAATCAATCTTTTCTCGGTCAATCTCCTGATTTTCTCCCACTCTGCGTTGGTCAAAGTCTAATCGTGCAGAGAACTCGTTAGCTTTACGCTGCATGTCCATCTCTTTGATGTCCAGTTCCTTGTCACGAAGCTCAACGAGAGGATCAACACCAGACCCCGGAGGTGGCCCTAATAAAGGCATAATTTCTTGCATATACTCGGCAATTAACTGAGCAACCTCAGCCTCAACGTCCATTTGAGGCGGCTGCATTCCCTGTGCCATCGCTTGCTCAGACATTACCATCGTCTTTGCCTGAACAACATTTCTCGCTTTAAGAGCGATATGCTCACATATATGAGCTTGTAAAAGACCCAGTACGGGAGGAGTGCCAGCGGGAACAGGTGTTTTCATAAAGGCTATATGCGACATAATATGCGCATCGTGATCCTGTGTCGGAAACGCCTGTAAATTCTCCTGAATCAGAGATCTGGCGTTCTCTATAGAAGGGTCTGTCGGCACCGGAGCTTTAGGCGCCGGAAGTATCGATTCAATGTTCTGTACACCTAATGCCTGATACATCCTTCTATATGCTTCAAACAGATTGTGTATCTGTGGGTTGGACTGCGCTAATTGAAGCTGCGTCTGAGCTATAGCAATCCTTTGAGATAAGGAGAAGATATTCGGATCCGATACAGGGATAATATCTACTCGGTCATCAAAGTCCGTTTGCTTGATAAGAGACTCCGCGCCATAGATATTATAAGGGTACATAGGGGGCAGAGACTCTTTAAAAATCTTTGCCAACATACGAAACTCTTGTTTCTGTGCATAGTGAAGCCTCTTGTGAATAGCGGACATCACTCGAGATCCTCTCTCAAGGAGGGCTACTGTTGTACCTACCGCCGCTTGTTGGTTGCCGTCACCAACTTGCATGTCTGCGATAGCTGCAAATCTTTGCCCTGCCTCGACAACGAAGGATAATAAACCAAAGAGAGTCTGGCTCGGCTCCTTGTACGGAAGAGGCATAAGACTGTCGCGCAAAGCTCCTCCAGGAGCATCAATATCACGGAACTCCCCAGGAGCAAGAGGCTCATCAGCATCACGAATACGGATGCCCCTAGCTTTAAAGCCAGCAGGCAAGTTGGCCAAAGTACCAGCATCAATTAATTGCCTCATAATAGATGTTGCGGAACGTCCCAGACCTCCAATCATGTGAAGAAGCCCTAAACCATAAAATCCTAGCCCAGGAAGAAATTTGTAGTGCGTAAAGTACTGGTTCTTTCGGTAATATTCGTCACCCTCGTTCCAGTTTCTACGTATCGACAGAACCTTTGAGCTCCCCTCATCAATTGTAACAATGTAGGGAAGTTTAATGCCCGTCTCTTCTCCATCAACAGGATTAACGTGCTCAAAACCTTTTAGATCAAGGTTGATGTGAAACTCTATAAGAGTACAGTCCTCGCCATCCACCGTCTTTTCAACGCCAACAAGCTCGCGCTCTTTCTCCCGTAGGCTGTCTTCCTGTTCGTAAGGGGAGAGCTCAATGTCCCTATAAAACCCAGCCGCCTGATTCTTGCGAACATTGTTGATGTCCATGCGAACCACGTGAGCAATACGGGAAGCGGAATCCAGATCGGTAGCGTTGTACGGAACGACAAGATCGTCCGCAGGCACAAAACGTGCTACGGCCCTGTCCAGCATATCGTCAAAGTAAATCTTCTTAAACGCACTTCCAGCCAACGGTAAGTAAAACAAGAGACGGTCCATCTCGGGATCATATTCTTGCATAACGTTGAGTATCTCGTAGTTCATAAACTCCTTGACACGTTGCGCCTGATCCTCAACTTCGGGGGTAATCGCGCCTACAATCTGTGTGCGAACAGGGCCAGAAGACGGCAAAAGTTCTTTATACGCTTGTGATTGAAACTGAGTAACAGCTTCGGCAATAACAGGGTGCGTCACTCCACTTGAACCGCGAAACGGTTCCTCTCGCTCTTCGTACTTAATACCAAGAAGACTTAATCCATCAGAGTAAGCATCTTCCCACTCCTGTCGGCCAGATTTGTCTTCCTCGTAGTAGTAAAGAAGATCTTGAGCAATCTCTGTTAAGTCCCTCTCGTCTAAAAGTTCCGCGAGATTAGCATCTTGTTCTGTCAGTAATTCTTCTTTAATCGAATCCTCAAAGTTGATAACTACGGAACCATCCTCTTCCTCAATAATCTCTGTGGGATCCTCAAGCTCCTCAATCTCAATAACTTCTCCCTCCTCAAGAAGATCCTCTCCTTGAGCCGGCATTGCTCCATCAATTAAAGAAATCGGGGTTTCAGCCATAATTTTTCCTAACGACTATCTGGTAATATGTCAACATCAGGGAAATCTGGAAGAGGACTTCCCTCGCAACAGGGCCCCACATTTATGCCGCATTTCAAACATTGCCTGTGCCCATGTACTTCAACAATCTGTTGAATAGAAGAACAATGCGCACAGTGTACCTCTTCTAACATTTAGGTTTTTTTCCTGTTTTTACCTTTGGGTGTTTTTGTTTTACCTTTAACTATACCCTTTAATGTTTTAGCTTGACCCGCATGTAATTTAGAAGCTTTTTTCAAACCTTTAATTACTTTTTTAACTTTAGTTTTGTTTTTTCTAGTTAAATCCATTAGCATTTCCACCTTCTACGAGCTTGCCGAATACGAGAGTTTGGATCATTTCTTGTTTTAGCAGAACTACGTTTCAACTGACCCAACGATCTAGCGCAATAACTTTTACGGCGTTTTGCCGCCGCACTTCCTTTTTTAACCTTACCTGTAACAGCTGTCTTTAGTTTTGATCCGGGATTGGCTTTGCGGTGTGCGCGGACACCCGCTTTAGTCATCCCCGCACCTTTCTCGGTAGGACGATAGTTCGCACCCTTTCCTGTTGTCGTTTTCCTGATGGGCTTCTGCCTCTTCGTGGCCATTCTATTTACCCTCGGAATAAAGGTTGTTAAAGGTCACGGAAGGGTCAAGATACGACTCATGAGACTCTGCGGAGTGCGTCCATTGCGAAGGTGTGAAGTCGGGAGCGCCCTCCCCCGTTCTCCATAAAGCAGGGCTCGTTGTGCGAACTCTATTGTTGGGCAACGCAACAATATTACCTGTCCACGGTCCAGCGTCAGTCAAAGAGACAACATGAGACTGCTTATGCTGCGCAGGGTCATCTGCGATCTCATTATCGGTGTAGTCTACAGTAAACAAATACTTGCCCGTATAGAATTCATTATCAATCTTACACAACCATGGCGAAGAACTTACACGATCCATAACTATAACGCTATGGTTTCTTGATTCGCAGTCCCAAGGTTGGCAAATGTGATCGGGCATAGGTTCCGGCCAATTCTCTAAAGGAACGTCCGCTACCAGCGCCTGTATGGGCATTCTTGCCCACATTGCACCGCCATGAACGTTCTCTTCTGGCCCATCTTCCATGTCAATCTCACATCCAGTAAAAACAATCTGAAAGCTCAGAGATCGATCTGGTATAGTATTTACGGCAAACGCCATAGCATGAAGAAACTCTCCATGATAGCGCATGTGGTTACACGTAAACTCTCTTCGCACCCAACATTTAAAATTAGGGACATTACTGATCAGATAAGACATTATCGACGCTTGGCAGCGCCGCCCTTGGCATATCCTTTAGTCTTTTTAGCCATACCGCCGCCCATCATTTTCTTACGTGCAGCGCCACCTTTAGCATAACCCTTGGTTTTCTTAGCCATACCGCCTTTAGCATAACCCTTAGTTGTTTTCTTTTTCATAGCCATAGTTATCCCCTTTTTGGTGATGATGTTTTACGTTTTTTAGCAAAGGTTGCTACATTTGTCGGTTTTCCACCAACTCCTTGCGTTTTTGAACGCTTTCTGGTGACCGCACTCTTCTTTTGAGAAGCTGTCATTCGTTTTGCCTTCGCTAGAGGCACACATTTCGGGTATTTTCGCTTACTTCCCTTAGAGGACTTGCGTCCACACGCTTGAAACTTACCATCTTTCTTCGGAGCACCAATATCAACCCATTTTTCGCCCACCCATTTGCGTAAACTCATCGTTTTTTACCACGGGTGGTGGTTTTTCTTCGTGTTTTAGTGGTTGTGCGCTTCTTTGTAGTGGTTTTCTTAGGTTTTTTCTTACCGCCGGGTTTAACTTTACCGCTACACACCGCACTAGCGTACATATTGGCGTAAGCACTGGGGTAAACGTCAAATTTGCGCTTTGCAGCCGCTTTTCCTCGAGGACAGAGCTTTGCCATGTTACTTTTTCTCGCCTTGACGCCATGCCCGTGCTTTGGACATCGCTCTATTCCCAAACCAGAAACTCAGTATCGCGCTAAATATTACGCCATCCGTTTCTTCTCTCCATGCCATGTCAATAGCTACCGTCCAATCTAGATTTTGAACTGCAATCATAGCATAGATCATAACCCCCTTGGTGGTCAAATAGGCTAGTAGGAACAAATAAGTAACGACAGGGCGCACAGAACCGCGAAGAGCATTGATAAAGTTTCCAGCATCGATAGATCTATCATGCTCGTACAGTCCTTTCGTTTCTTCAATCTCCGCTTGAGCGTCCAGCTCGGCAACCTTTAGCTTGGACATCTGATCCGCAAACTTGGCTTTCGCCTCAAGCATCTTCAGCTGATGCGCATCCGCTTGTTTCTGCTTAAAAATACCTAGAATTTCAGGAATTATAGATGTCCCAAAACCCAGAAGACTTCCCAAAAGTGCAATCATTATATTGTAGCTCCCGGAACAAGTTCCATTATTTTTAATTCTGTACCAACCACCATTATGCACATAATATCGTTCACAATTCGAGTAAGCGTCCAAGATCCGTTAGGGCCTGCGTGAATAGTAAAAACTGAACCGTCTGCTGCAACACCGTGCAACAACGGTTGCTCTGCAAAAGTTTTCCCCAGTAAGCCTGTCATTAAATCTTTAGGCCCACAGTTTGGCACAGAAGCAGTAGAGACTTTCTGTTGCGGTACGTCAGTAGGCTCCAAAGCAACTGTTTGACAGGATCCTAAAAGCAACGCTGCAAGAAGCATTAACAATCCCGCCATTACTTTGATTCCTTAATTGCTTGTCGCCATTTCCAAATTAAAAATGCAAGTGAAGCTGAAATAAACGCAATACTAAGTACAGTATTAACAATGCCTAGCCAACTTGCCGCTACAGCAATAGCTCCTGGCGTTACAATCGCAACATCTTTTGGATCAATCATTTATTATCTACTAACTTATCAATTTGTTTTTCAGCCATTTTAAGTCTTGCACTGAAATCAGCCATCTCTCTATTTAACGCCTTTAATTCAGCAGGTGAGTTAATATCCTTTAATGTCGTAATCTGAAGCGTATGTCTTCCACGTTCTTCTTCCGCAGCGTCTAACCTTGTATCAAACTTCATCCAATCCGTTTCAGACTTCTTAATATGTCTTTCAAGGTCTTCCATAACTCTAGACAAGTTTGACTTAACTACAGCATATCCCCCTACAATGGTTGCTAACACCATAATTCCCTGAATCGCATGACTTGCTGTAAGTTCCATTTACCTACAAGTTGCCTCTACACACCGTATTGACCAAACATACCACCCTGTCAAAACTATAAAACCACCTATGCCGACAAGCTGTGCAAAAATAATACTCCATTTCTTGAGAAACGCTACTGTCTCTTCACGTTCTTTCTTTTTAATCGCTGCTATTTCTTTGGCTTGTGCCTCTCGCTTCTCCTTACGTTCTTTGCGAAGTTTTTTTATTTCATCAACTGTTCCCGCGCCGTATTTTTTATCAATTTCGTTAAACAGGTTTTGAAGTGCAATTTCATTTTGTTTTTTCGTCATGACTTCATCAGCTATCTCGCTGAAGCTGTCTTGCTCTCCGTCATCATGAGCTCGCTGTCTCAGAATCTGTTGCTGACGGGTTTTAGGTTTTTTAGATGGTAGATGACCCTCTGCGTTTTCCGCAGCCTCTTCATGCGCAAGAAGGTTGTCGATACCTTTATAAGCTGACTTGAGATCACTCGCGGTCTCTATTAACTTCTTCGTCCCCGCGATTGCCAACGCTATGGTTGCTGGATCCATCTCACACCTCTAACACGACCATATTCTCGCCGTTTAATAAACTCGCTTATCCACGCTTCATGTTTCCAATACGCTGCCTCTCTTGCAGCCTTTCGACCAGCTCTGGTCGGAGGGTACCACACAGAACCTACTTTAATGAGCTTGCGACGATAATTCTCCATTCAACAAACCGCGCTGCTTATCTTTTAAAGTCTCAACATCTCTTCTAAGAGTTTTCGCATCTTCCTGTAACCGCGTAATGTTAACTCCGTTTGACATCCCGTTCTCTATACGCTCCTGAATCTTCTCAACCTGTTTTGACAAGTGTTCTATTAGAAGGTACTGCTCCTGATCCGCGCTTGCTTGTCCAAGTTCTCCGCGAGGATACTTAACACGAAATTCGTTGTTTTTTTCTATATCACCTTTAAGCTCTCGTAACCCTTGCTCCAGATCTTTCTGGACCAGCTGCTCAAAGGTTTCCAATCGATTCAAACGTTCTTGAACACCGAAGTACGCCCAGACGCCTATTGAAACCGCAATAATAATACTTATGAGGTTGCGAACAGGCATCGCAATGGCGGTGCCGTCGTTTATACTTACTGATTTATCAGTCATGACCTAAATGTTCAACAGGTAACCACTGATTGCCCGTGGACCCTGTATCGTATTTCCGTAAAACAAGTTTACCTTTTTTACATTCCCAACGGGTGCCAACAGAGTCTCCCTGACTACGAAGTATCTTACGTTTGACCTTGAGACACTCGCTCATACCACCCCTAGGCGTAAATTCTTTTAGCTGTCCAGAGACAAACATATGTAAAATCCACCCCGCAAATGTTTTTTCATCATTCGCTAGAGAGACGTTAGGATTGCCAAAAAATATGATACAGCAAAAGCAGAATAATAATAAGTTTGCCATAGTCTATGTTCCAAATAGCATTATTTCCACCAAAAGTGTTTTCCCACCATTTTAAAATAGTATCCATTATTTACCTTTAGCCATATAGGCGGTCATTCCCATATATGCACCTACCACCCCTGCCTGACCTATGTAGAAAAGACCGAATAAATCCGATAGGGCCTTGATCCGGCCATCAGGGAAGATCGGCAAGAAAACCATCAACGTAAAACCAATCATGGAAATCATCGCCACCCAGGCCATTCGACGCTGGGCATCCGCTTTCTCATGCTGATCACGAACTTTCGCTAACGCGAGCTCCTGATCGGAAACCACCCCATCGCCGTCAACGTCAAGCTCGTTATGCGAGCTGTCGTCCTGTAACTTCTTTTGAGCCATTAGTAATACTCCCGTGGCCTTGGACCGGAGACGATCTCATCGTCTTCCTCGTCACTGTCCAAACGCAAAAACCCTCCTCTACGATAACGTATAAGAGCCATCGACATACTATCACAATAATCATCGTGATCACCATTAGGAAATGCAGCGCACTCATCGATTACTTCTTCCGAGAATTTCATCTCAGGCGCCCACACCATCCCTGACTCAAAGATCGGCGCCACCATGTGCATCCGCGTGTGCTTATCACGGCCCTTGGACGGCGTATAATTTACCACAGGAATCCCCATCGTCCGTAACTCGTCCGTGAGCGGCGTACCCGTAGCCTTCGCCTCAATAAGAATCATGTCCGGTTCCCAGTAGTTATACTCCTCCAACGCCTTGTTCTTCAGCTCAGGGAAATCCCAACGGCCTCGATGCGCATCCATCAGGATAATATGATCAGAACCACCCTCCTCCGGCTGGAAAACACCCCAGGTCGTAATAGCCGAGTAATCCGCAGTCTCCTTCTTGCTAAACGCCGTATCGTAACTCTGTATGATATAACTCACAGGAGGAATGTCCTCTTTCTCCCAGACGTTCCACCACTCCTTCTTGATTATAGCACCCTCTTCAGCAGTCGGATTCTGCTGCCATTGAGCATTCCACTTGGCCAAGGACAACGAAGCCTTGACCTTTAACAACTCATCCTTGTTCCAAAACTCCGGCCACAGAACATTGCCGCTCGGCAAAATAGCAGGGAACTCAACAACCTCCCATTGATCCGACATCTTGTCAGAACTCTGAGCCTTGATC